AATTATTTTAGAAAAAGATGAACGAATTAAAATAATTAAAAAAACTGAAATAAAGAAATAGAAAAGACAAAAATATAATAATAACAACAATAATGATAAGAGAGACTCTAAAGTCTCTCTTTTTTTATTTTCTATACTAATCTTATAAGAGGAGAATAAAATGAAAATACTTGAGAATTTTAAAATAATTATGAAAAAAATATTTGGAACATCTGTTGTTCTTATTATTGCTTTAATTATTGTTTCTATTCTTATTTCAATTTTTAAAAAGAATAAAAATGATGATAATTATATTAAAACAAAAGATTTACTTGATAAGATTAATGAAAAAATGAAAGAAGTTGAAATAAAAAGAGAAGAAATTAAAAAAAAGAAAGAAGAAATTAAAATTTCTGTTATTAGTATTAAAGATCGACATAAAGAACGAAAAGAAAAAGCAAAAAATTATATAAAGGATATTTAATATGCAAAAGTTGTTCACAATAATTTTAATTTTAGGTACTATTTTAACAAGTGGATTTATTGCTACACATGCTTTTCCAGAAACACTTATAATTGATACTAATGATAGACAAAAAAAAGAATTATATATTCCAGATAATTATGATGAGTTACGTGAAGCATATATTGAAATGAGTAAATTATATATTGGTGAAAGTCTTGATTTAGAGTTAAGTTTAATAAAAATTGATGCTCTTTTAACATTAATGAATGAAATGGATGAATTAACTATTACACTTCGAGAAACTAATAGAAAACTTATTGATGAATTAATTAAAGTTATTGAAGAAAAAGAAAAACGAGATTTATTTCAAGGTTATCTTAGTGGGTATATTGAACGAGGTTGGGAAAGTAATTTTAATGGTGGTATAAAAATGGATTTAACCATAAGTGAAAAAGCACTTATTGGTTTAGGAGTTTCATTTCAATCAATTCAACTATCAGTTGGGTGGAGAATATTTTAAGAGATTAAATATGAAATTATTAGAAAAACCACAAGAAATATCTTTACAACATTGGAATGAAATTCAAATAAGTTTATGGTCAGAAATAATCCAAAAAGGTTATGCAAAAAAAGATGATATAGAAGTCTTTTTAGATTTTGGTAAGTTTATTGATCAATTTTATAGAGTACATAATTTTTTTCCATCTTCTGATGAAATATTAATTGATTTAGGACTGACTTAAAGGATTTAAATAATGCCAGGTTTCTATGCAGATCAAAATTTTCTTAATACAAAATATTCAATGGATATTGCTATTGAAGCACATTTTACAAATTTAATTTTACAAGATGAGTCTACTCGGATGGTTTATGCTTCAAATGATTATGCATTAAGAAGAAGAGCAAAAGGACAAGATTATAATAATTTAAATCTTCCATTTATGAATTATAGAATAGATGATTATGCTTTTGGCGCAACTCCTTGGTGGAATAATAGATTATTTTCAAGAGGTCTTTATCTTCCTGAACTTGGACAAAGTATTCGTATGTCTCCTGTTTCACTTAATTATGAAGCTACATTTTGGGCGCATAGAGATGAAGAAACCTTATATGCTTTTTCTGAACTACGATTTGATGCTGATTCAAAAACAACATTAACTGCTAATATTGATATTAGTGGGATTGAAGTTCCATTTCCAGGACAATTATCATATACTAATTTGGATTTTACACCAAAATATAATGAACAAGATTGGTTAGAGAGAAATAAAATCCATACAATTACATTGGATTTTGCTGTTATTACTTGGATTATGAAAACAAATCTTGATATTACTATCCCAACAAAAGCAATTTTATCATTTCAAGCGACACATGGTTTAGAAGATACAACATCATATGAAGAGACAATCAATTTAATTATAGATCATTTTGCTGAAGATGTGGATTATGAGTAGAATGAAATTATTAGAAGATAAAAGATTTTATGTTTATATTTATCTTGATCCACGAAAATCAGGAAGTTATCAATATAATGAATTTCAATTTAATTATGAACCATTTTATGTAGGGATAGGAGTAAATAATCGGTATAGATATCATATTAGTAAAGCTAAAAGACTTTCATATAATGATATAAAAAATAAAAATTTTATTGGTAATTCATTAAAATTATATAAAATTAAAAAAATAATTAAAGAAACAAATAAAGAACCAATTGTGTTAAAACTTAAAGAAAATTTAAATAGAGGAAATGCTTTAGATTTAGAAATAAAATTAATTAAAAACATAGGGAGAATAAATATAAAAACTGGAATTCTTACTAATATGACTGATGGGGGAGATGGTGGTAATGGAAACATTTTTGGAAGAAAACATTTATTAAAAACCCGTCAAAGATTAAGTAAAATACAATTAGAAAAATATGCTAAAAAATATAAAACATTGTATAAAGAATATTCAACTATAATTAAAGAAATGATTTTAAATGGTCAGTCAAAAAATCAAATAAATAAACAGTTACTAATTGGTAGGGATACTGTTTATAGAATTATAGATGATTTAAATCTGTCTATTTGTAAATTTAATCAATCAAGATATAGAAAAGAAAAACTTCAAGAAAGAGATTTAAATAAAATCTTAAAATATAAGGATAGTGTATTACAGTTTTTAAAAAAAGAAAAAAGTAAAAGTTTTATTCGAAAAGAATTAAAACTTCCTTATGATATTTTGTTAAAAATATTTGAGTATATAAATATTAATTATAATACTATTCCTCATGCAAATAATAAATATTTAAAAAATTATCAAATTTATAATGAAGTTATTAAAAAATATTTATTACTCGGATTATCAAATGTTTTAATAATAAAAAAATTAAATATATCAAAAAGTCAATATTACAAAATTAAAAGATTAGATAAGACTTTTGAATAAATCTATCACTAAATAGATATAAGATATACAATTATTTTTTAAATTAGGAGAAAATTTATGTCAGATACCTGGCGGTTAACAGTTAATGAAATTGATCGTAGTCGTACAGTAAAAGAAAATGTAGGATCAGTAGGTGCTTGTGTAATAAGGTCAGGAAAAGGTATAACAAAACCTATATTAATTGATATAAAAGATGAATTAAAAATTCTTCATATGTTTGGATATCCATCTTCAAGTTATCCTGATGTTTGGGAAGCTATTCAATATAATAAAGTAGCTCCACTTTGGATTTCAGCACCTTACGCTTCAGATGCATTATTTGGTGGGGTTTTAGTTACTAACAACGCAAGTACAATTCCAATTACAGGTGGTATTGATGATCCTGATAATTTAGATTTTGAATCTGTTCCAATGAAAGAAACACTTGGAACAGGTGATGCAAGTACAGTAACTTTTTCAATAACTTTAGCAAGATTGCCTTATGTTGATCAAACTATAGATATTATAGTTGATGGAACTGCATTATCAGTTGTTGCAAGTGATGCAGCTACAGAAGTTATAACAGACTCAGATATAGCAAGCGCAACTTTAGTTAGAGCAACAGGAGTTTTATCAGTTACTTTTAACTCTGCTCCTGCTGATGGTATTGTACTTCAAGCCACATATAATAGTGATCAATCAGCTTATGCTTATTTTGCATTATTTAATCAATCACCTTGTACAGACAATTTAGGTGTACAAGTATCTTATATAACTGCTGAATCATTATTTCAAATTAAAGTTTATATAAAAAATAATAGGAATGTATGGACATTAGTTAATACATATAAAATATCAATTACATCAGGTACACTTGATGGATTTGGTTCTAATGTTTATCTTACTGAGATATTTGAGAATAATGCTTATATAAATGCACAGGATAATACTCTTACATATACTGCATTTACAAATGACACATCAAGAGTAGAACTTGCAGGTGGTTCAAGAGGAACAGCATTATCAATAACTGAAATAACTGAAGGATGGGATTATTTTCAACAAAAGAATACATATACAGCAGATATTTTTATGGATTTTACAGCTTTATCAGGTATACCAGCAATTTTTGATACTCTAAGAACAACATATCAAAAATATAAAGATTATCTTTTACCATTAGCTTATAATGTATCAAGAGCAAATGCAATTATCGCAAAATCAGGATATAGTATAAATAACAGAGGACTTTCATTCTATTGGAATTGGGGTCGTGTACGAGATACATATAATAATTCAAGTTTTTGGACATCTATGATTGGTAAAGTAGGTGTTAAATGGGCACAAATGGCTAATATTTATAATGGTTTAGCTCCAAGTTGGATAGATGAGAATAATCATGGTGGACAATTAGGTAGTGGAATTATCGAATTAAAACTTGATCCAAGTGAAACTGATCTTGAAGCACTTGATGATGCAGGTATTAATCCAATTGTTTTTGATCCTGTTTATGGGGTAATGATTACTTCACAAAGAACAGCACAATCTACAGGAACATTATCTGATACATCATGGATTGGGCATTCAAGAGTTTTTGATTATATAATTCGAAATACAATCACACAAATATTAACTTTTCAGATTACAAAATTGAATGATGAAACTCATAGACAAATGGCAAGTAGTTTAGGTATAACATTGGTAGCACCAATTTTAGCTTTTAATTTGTTACAAGATGCTGAACCAATTTGTGATAGTACTAATAATACAGCGGATGTATTAGCAAGAAGAGAATTTAAATATACTTGGATAGTGAAAGTTACTCCATTCTCTGAAAAGATTATTCTTGACTTTGTTAATATTGGACAAACTGTAGAGGTCACAGAATTTCTTTAGGAGTTAATTAAATGAGAATAGTAAAAGATTTTAAAATAGAAGAAAGTTTTCCACCATCTAATAAATATATATCTTGGGATTTAGTTGTTATTTTTGCCAAGATGCCTGATCTTTTATCTACTATTAAAAGTAAATTTGGTGATACCGCTTATGTAAAATTTACAAGTAAAGATTATCCAGAATCACGAGGAATAGTTACAGAAGATGAAGATTTTGAAGGGGCACTTGATGCATATAGTACTGATGGACGTTATATGTCAATAGCTATTAATACAGTCACTAAAGATCAAATGATAATGGTAGCAGGTGGTTTAAATTCTATAAAAGAAATTGAACAAGAATTAAAAGATTAAAATAAAGGATAAAAATATGAGTATTGACCAAATTTTCCAGCTCGGAGATGATGCACTTCAAAACTTATTTGATGTAATAATTCCACCATTTCCAGGAGCATTAGACCCTATAAGTGTAAACTTTAGAGTGCAAAATTTTACAATTCCAGCAACAGGTGTGGAAACTTATGAAATTCATTATAAGACACAGATGGCCACAAAACCATCAGGCAAGATAACTATGCCTAATGAATTCTCATTTGACTTTCGTGCCGATAAATATTGGCTCATATATAATGGTTTTAAAAATTGGAAAAATATTGTTGCTCACACAAAACTTGGTACAATGACAGAAGATGTTAGAATAGGTCAAATATTTTCTAATATTAGAGTTCCAATTACAATTATAAGTACTGATGCAAATGGTATTCCAACAGGTGGTCGATGGATTTTTGAAGGTTCATTCATACAAGAACTCGGAGAAGTAGGGTTCGATTATACAGTGGGTGATCCAGTAACAGTTAGTATAACAATGGGATTTTTGGTATTAAATGATACATTTCCATTAACATAAAATATTAAAAAGATAATTATAACCCTTTCTAATTCTACTAATATAATATAAGACGAATTAGAAAGGGTATTTTTTATGATAGATATTGCTACTCAAGAAATATTAAAAGTTGTTGATGTTGGATTACAAAACTCCAATTTATGGGAATTACGTATTCTCGATCCATTCATAGACCCAAATCTTAAATATAAAATTCAATCTGTTACTTTACCTTTTCTTGGTTTTGAAACAGAAACAAGAAAAACAGGCACAAAACATTTTATTAATTATACATCCGAAGATGAATTTACTATTACGTTTTTAGAAACAACAAATTTTGATGTATTTCATTTTTTAAATGATTGGAAAGAATTAATTTATGATTCAAAAAAAAGAGTATTTAAAGCTAATGGTTATCTTCATGCAAAAGATTTAGAAATATTTTTTCAAAAAGATGAAACAATAAAATTTATTGGCCCAATAAATGCACACCTTAGACATTCAACTCAAGGTTTTCATTTTAAAAGAACATTATTTAAAAATATATCATCTTGGGATTTAAATTATACATCAAATGATCCGCTTATAATAACAGCAACATTTATTTGTGATACAATTACACCAGTTAATGCAGAATTTGTTAATTTACCAACACGAAAAGAATTAGTACAAAATATATTTAAATAAAATAGAGGAGAAATAAAATGGGAGATGATATTTTTGTAGGAGATGAAAAGAAAAAAGAAGAGGAATTTATTGCACCTTTAAAAAGTCCAGAACCAAAAGAGTTTAGTTCTAAAAAAATTATTCCAAGAGAGTATATACCTGTTAAATTAAACTCTTTAGGAAAATTACATGCGCCAGCAATTATTCATGTTAGAAATTATAATATGGAAGATGCATTAGAGTTGTCTTTAGTAGATGAAGAAACAGCACTTGAAACAACTATGTATATTCTTAATAAAATGATTTATGAATCTTTTGATCCTGTATATTTACATGTGGAAGAATTAAAAGAAATATTATTAACAGTTTATAGTAATTTTTGGAGTAGTACACTTAGTGAATTTTTATATCCTTATGAAAATGAAGAGTTAGAATTTACTGATTTTGAATCTAAAGAAAGAATTATTGCAGGTAAACAAACTCCTAATGTTGATATTCCAATTAAGTTAATTAAAACTGATGTGATTCATAAAGACTTTAAAGAACCAATTAAAATTAAAGTAAAAAATAAAGAAGTTTATTTTAGATTGTCACGAATTAAAGATGTTTTAGAGTCTAAAGAATATATTGAAAAAAAATATTTAGCAAAAGAAAAGGAATTTTCAAATGTAAGTAGTCAACTTAACTCTGAAATTGAATCTGAAAGAAATAAAGTTCCTGAAGATGTAAGATTGAAATATGAAGCTTATACAAAGAAGCGAAATTTTGATTTAGTAAAAGCTATTCAATGTCAAGTTCTTATAAAAGCATTTGGAAAAAAACTTAATACTTTAAATGAAAAATTAAAATATTATACAAAAGTAGATATTGAATTTTGGAAGGCATATAATAGAGTTATTGAAAAATATGCAACTTTTGGTATTAATCCAGAAGTAGAGGTGAAGTCACCTTTGACTGGAAAATTAATTATAAGGAGGTTTCAATTTCGCTATTTGGACTTCCTTCGTGCCCTGGACGTACAAAACGATAATGCGTACACTGTATCATTTGGAGAATAGTGAAGCATCAAATACTTATTTTGACTATTTGAAAATGCCTTGTCATATAATTAAGTTTAAAATAAAAATGTTAAATGAAGATGCAAAAAAACGAGAGAAAGAAATAAATAAAAGGTAAATATTAATGCCAAAACAAGAAAAAATGCCATTTGGGGTAACAAAACCTGAAGAAAATAAATCATTTCAAATTTATGAAGAAGTCTCTGCAATTCGTGAATTGATAGAAACAGGTGGAATTAAAATTGAAAAAAGTAAAAAAGATTCTGTACCTGAAGTCATTAAGCTAGTTACAAAACCTTTTGAAAAAATGATGGATAATATTGTTTCTGAGAAAACAAAAGATGAAGCTAAACCAATTAATAAAACAGATGAAAAAGGAATAGATGAATCTTTGAAAGAAAGCAATAAAGAACAGAAAGGTTTTCTTAAAGGTTTAGCAGAAAAATTTACAGAAACAGTTAAATCAGTATCAGATTCTATAGGAAAAATTGGAAAAGGGATTGCAGAAGCAAGTTTCAATATGCTACTTGGACCACTTCAATTGATTACCAAACCACTTGAAGAAATGATGGGTGGGAAAATATTTGATAAATTACTTGGAGTTTTAACACCAAAAAAGTTTAAAGGAAAACCAACTAAACAAAAAGTTTTACCTAAAGACCCTGGAGCTGTATTAATTGCAAGCACTTTAGAAGAAGAAGCAAAAGAAAAGAAAAAAGGAATTTGGGGAAAAATTGGAGCAGGACTTCTTGCAGCTTTACCATTTATACTTGCAGGGTTAACTCTTGTTGGAACATTATTATCAGATTTATTTGGAGAAGGTGGTGCAATATCATTTTTTAAAAAAGGTGAAATTGGAAAAGGTATAATGACCTTATTGTTTGGAAAAGATTTAAGTGAAAAAGGTCCGGGTGGTAAAATAACAGGAATTTTAAAACAAGGTGCAAAATGGGCTGCAGTGGGGTTTATGCTTGGATCAGTTATCCCAGGTGTTGGAAATGTACTTGGTGCTTTAATTGGTTTTGGTATAGGAGTAATAGCAAGTACTATCAAACTTGGAATTGATTCAGGATTTTTTAAGAAAATTGGTGGTCAAATTAAAGATAAGACTAAAGAAATGGGTGGTATAAAAGGATTATTTAAATCAGTTATTAAATGGACATTAATATTAGGACCAGGTATAGGATCATTATTTGGTGTAGTTATGTTTTATTTTGGTGATAAAATAAAAGGTTTTACAAAAAAAATATTTATCAAAATGAAAGGCGCAATTACTCCTGTTATGCAGAAAGTCGCTCAATGGGGTATAGCTAAAATAATAGAACCATTGAGAGGTTTATTTGGTGGTATCTTTGATAATGTAAGTAATTTTTTAATGTCAGGATTTGAAGCAACAATTGATATAGGTAAAAAAGTTATTGGTTGGGTAGAAGAAAGTATACTTTCACCAATTGGAAATATATTCAGAAAAATTGGAAATAAAATAATTCAATTTAAAGATGAAAAACTTAAAATGGTGAAGGGATTATTTGATAATATTTTTGATGCAATAAAAGATTTTTTTGGAAAAATTGGTGACTTTATGGCAGTGATGAGTTCATTAAATTTAGGTAAACCAAAAGAAATGATGCAAATTCTTAAAACGAGAGGAGAAAGAATTGAAGCACGTGGATTAGCACGTGAAATGGGATTAGATGATAAAGCCATAACAGCAATAATGGAAAGTAAAGATTTTACGAAAGAATTATTAGATAAAGAATTGGAAGGACAAGCACTCCAAAAATTAATGTTAGATGTATTAAATAAAATTGAAGCAAAAAGTGGACAAGCACCTACTATAATAAATACGAATAATTTTGGAACATCTATTAATGAAGATAGAGATTGGAATTTATTTAATAAGAATAAATAAGGATTAAACAATGGCAATACAACAAGTATTAGCATCAAATGCACAAGGGACAGTAATTCCAAAAGGAAAAACTTTAATACTTATGAAAGGTAATACAGAAATTCCTGCAAATGTACCTTGTGTTTTAGAAGAAGATATTACTTTATCCTTATCATCAACTTTTGCACCATTGATTTCAGGTGGAATGCCAAACATAGCTAAATTACTTGCTGGTGTGATTGGTGGTATATTTGATAAAAATATTCCTGTAGGTTTCAAACAATTTGGATATCAATTATGGCAGAATACTGACCCTGTAAGTTTTAGTGCAACTGTCGCTTTTTATATGAGTTATAATGCAAGAGTAGAAGTTTATAATCCAACAATAGAATTAATGAAGCTCCCATTACCTACTGAAATAGGTGAAAGAGGTGGATTAAAAGCACCTGGACCAACGATTTTTTCATTGATAAAAAAAGAAGGTCTAGCAAGAAAAGAGAGTAAACCAGGATCAGAAGAGTCAGAAGAAAAATTTGATGAAGATGCAGAAGGAACAAGAACTTTATGGGATATTGAATCAGGAGATCAACTTTCATTATCAATTGGAAAAATACTTTATTTACCAAATGTAATTGTAAAAAAAGCAGAACCAACTTTTTCAACTGAAACAGATGAATTTGATTATCCAATTTGGTCAAAAGTAAGATTGGATATAAGTTCTGTTGAGATTGCTACAACAAATATGATTGGTAGGAGAGTTTAATAATGCGTAATAGATACAATTTAATGTTGAAATCTGATGTTGTAACAGAGAGGGATACAAAATTTCCTGATATAATGACATTTCCAATTCAAGATTTTAAATTTAGTGAAGCACCTCTCGAATATTATTTAAAAAAAATAGATATTGAAAGACCCGATTTATTTATAGCAAAATTATATGGTGCATCAGAATTTGATGATATTGTTTATTGGTTAAATAATATTGCAAATATTGATGATGTAGAAGTAGGTCAAAAAATATTAATTCCTTCTTCTAGTGATATGGAAAGATTTTATTTGGAAAATTTAAGATAGGTAAAATATTGTGAAATATTTTGATAATGAAATTGAATTAAGAATAAATGATCAACCACTTGACATTTTACCAACAGAATTTTCTTTTCTTTTAAAAGATTCTATTTATGATATTTTTAATACAGCAAATTTTAGTTTTCATGATGTAAGTGGTTTGCTTCAAGAATCTTTTCTATTAACTGAAGGTATTGATATAGAAATAAGTTATGGTCAAGAGAAAAATATCAATAAATGTAGATATGTTATTATACGTGATGAGTTGGATAGTCCAGAAAAAGTTGGTTTAATGAGTGGAGTTATTGAACTTAAATTGGTTCATAAATGGTATGATGAACAAGAAATAAGAAGTACAGCATATGATAAAAAGATTTCTACAATTATACAATCATTTGCTCAAACATACACATATGGATTTAAAGAATTTGATATAGAATCAACAGTTAATGATAATATTTGGTATCAACCATTAATAACAGATAGTCAATTTATTAATGAGGTTTTATTACCGAATGCCTATTCTTATAGTTCTAATGAAACACCTTTTTATTGTTATATAACAAATGACAATATTTTTCATTTAAAAAATGCAAAACAAATGTTTGAATCAAACTCTATTGACAAATTTGTATTTGGAATTGATAGAGCTAACAATACTAAAGCAACTACAATTATGGATTTAAAAAGGTGGAAAAAAGGAACTTATTTATACCGTAATTTACATCATAGATTAATATTTAAATTAAATAAAGACACAGGTGCATTAGAAACTAAAGATGACTATCTTACTGATCATCCAATAACGGGTTCAAATATTCTTCCAGTTATCATTGACAGCGATAGAATAACTGGTTTTCTTGATGTAGGTTATACACATAGTACATCGGGTGGGTCAGAAAACTTGTCAGGGCAAGTTAATAGTTCTATGAGAGAATCTATATTTTTAGAACGTTTTTTAATTAGTGTTCCATTTTATCCAAAATTAAAATCAGGTAATGCTATTGATATAGAAATTTTTATGATGACTGATAATAATGAAAGTTCACTTTCTAGTAACTATAGTGGAAAATATGTTATTGAAGAATGTACACATATATGGAATGGTAAAGACAATCGGGCATACACACAATTATTAATAGCTAGAAAATATGTTAATATACCTGAAAATTATAAATTGAAGGAAAAATTACGTTAAAGAAGAAATTAAAAATGGAAGATTTTAAGAATAAAAAATGGTTAGAAAATAAATATTTAATTGAAAAAAAATCTATTTGTCAAATTGCTAAAGAATATAAAATAGTTGATTCTACTATTTATTATTGGTTGAAAAAATTTAATATTGTTGTACGTTCAATATCAGAAGCAAAAAAAGGTAAAAAATTTTCTAAAGAACATATAAAAAAATTATCAAAATCACATAAAGGTAAAAAATTTTCTAAAGAAACTAAAAAAAAAATATCTGAAGCAAATAAGGGAAGGAAAGGATGTATGCTTGGTAAAATACATTCTGATGAAACAAAAAAGAAAATGTCAAATATTAGAAAGGGAAGAAAAATTTTAGATGAAACAAAGAAAAAAATTTCTGAAACATTAAAAAGACATGTTGGTGCTGGTAAAGGACAAGAACGTTCAAATGAAACAAAAAAGAAAATATCAAAAGCAAATAAAGGAAAAAAACGTTCTGTAGAATCTAAAAGAAAAATGAGATTATCAAGATTAAAATATATAAAAAAAAGTAACGGAAATTTCTTTCCCACTTTTAATATTTATGCCTGTAAATATTTTGAAAAATTTGATAAAGAAAATAATACAAAAGGTTTATATGGTAAAAATGAATTTCATATCAAAAAATTAGGATATTGGACGGATTATATTAATTTTGACTTAAAATTAATTGTTGAATGGGATGAAGAACATCATTATTTATATGGAAAATTAAGAGAAAAAGATATTCAAAGACAAAAAGAAATAGAAAATTATTTTCCTGATTTTAAATTTGAAAGAATAAGGGAGAAAAATTATGTTATCACTAAAAATATATTATGCTCAAGTAATTGATAATGATGATACTAATTCAGATGATAATCAAAAATTAGCACGAGTTCAAATAAGAATTTTACCTGAAATGAAAGATGTAGGTGCAAAGTATCTTCCTTGGATAAAACCATTTTCTATAAATGGTATGAATGTACCTCAAAAAAATGATTATATTATAACAATTTTCATAGATAAATTTTTTAGAACTGGTTTTTATATTAATGATAAATTATTTTTAGAAAACTTTTTTGATTATTCTACTATAGAAACAAATATTAATAAAATCACAGAAGTTGGAACTATTACTTATCCAGACATTAAGTGTCGAACTTATGAAGATGGAACTATAGAATTTCATAATGTTTCAACAGGATCACATGGTGTATATCATAAAAGTGGTGCTTATCAGATAATTGATCCTAATGGAAATATTTATTTAAAAGATAAAACAGGAAATAAAATTTCAATGAATACAACAGGAATTAAATTTCAACCTTTTGCTGGAAAAAATTTAGTATTACAAACAGTTACTTCAGCATTATGGAATCCAAATATACTTCCAAATTGTATTTTTACGGGAGCCCCTCATGGTGGATCAACAGCAGGTATTACAGATTTAAAAGGTTCATAAAATGAAAAAAGATAAGAAAGAAAAGAAAAACAAAAAAGATAAAATACAAATTAATTCTAATTGGATAATTGATTATACTATGAGCACCGTAATAATAAAAGATGAAGAGACTATTAACAGAAATACCAATTGAAATTGTAAATGAATTCGTGTCTCCTCGAATTAATGCTAGACTAAAAGATAATACTACCATTATTAAAATAAAGATACTAGGTAACATCAAAACCATTTGTAAATAACGGTAAAAATTCATGAATTGTGAAGATGTTGCCTGATTTATCGTCTTATAAGCAATTGCTTCTAGAGGATATTTTATTTCTTTTCCATACCATGGTGCTTGAGGCCATTGTATATCCTTCAATGCAATAATCTCAGTTGTTATTTTTTCAACATCTGCTCTTTTGGCTAGACGCTGTTTTGCTGGCTCGGCGGGCTGAGTAGCGGGCTGCACGGGATTCCACTCAACTGGATATTCAAAGTGTTCTACCTGCTGGCCGAGAACTTTCAATTCTTCTTCGTAGGCGTTTTGGATTTGTTGTTTGCGTTGCCGCATCTGTTCACGGGTTAGGGCTTGAAGGGTGCTGGCGTTGAAAAAAACTTCTTCATCTTCGCGCCAATCATATTTTTCCTTTAGCTCTAGCAGGCGGTTGTCCTTTCGCACGCTGGCCGCTTGCACCGCTCGGGCTCGATCTGGCTCTTTACTAACCCCTGCCGCCCTCAGCCGTTTCTTCTGAGCCTCTACGTCTGCGGGGAAAGGAACATCACGCCCAGGAACCTTACGCTCCCTTGCCGCCTTTCTTTCTGCGGCTTCGTCTGCTCGCAGGGCTTGGTCAATCTGGTCC